ATAGTATTGACCAGTTTGAAGCCTTTGACCAGTTATTTGCTGACGTGCAGGAAATCCTCAAGCAACGATCAGCAGGCCATGGGGCTGACGGCGTCGTTGGCATTCGCTTTGAACAAACGGTGGCCAATGTCCAAGTGGCTCCCAAATTTTTGGTGTTAACCGGCTATGGAACAATGATTAAGTTAGTTAAATAACAAGAAAACGGGTTGCAAATTCGCAATCCGTTTTTTATTGATGAACCCTTCTGCACCGGCAAAAGGTGAATGTAATGCGTCCCCCGTGAATCCATAGGTGATTTTAAGTGATTTTAGCACATTGCGTAACTAGGAAATTAAGGCTTGTTCACGTTACCCGAATTTAGCATATCAAAAAATGATGTACAAATTGTTGTACTAAAAGCTCCCATATTAAGCGTGCATCAGATAATCGCTTAAGGCATCACTAACAACCTTGTTAAGAGTCTCACCTTTCTCTTCAGCAGTTAACGCTAAATCACGATGAAGTTCTGGCGTTACGCGAACATTGAATACACCTTTATATGATTTTTGAGGTTTTAATCCTTCCGCTTTGCAATCGGCAAGGTATTCATCAACAACACCGTGGAAATCATCTTCAAGGTCTTTGATAGTTTCCCCTTCATAGGAAAGTAAACCATTAATGCCAACTACCTTCCCATGAAGTACTTGGTCTTCCAGTGAGTACTCGACTGTGCCATAGTAGCCTTTGTATTCCATCATCTTTTCCATTAGATTTCATCTCCAATTGTATTTAAGATGTCACGCACCTGATACTGCAACAACGTTTTCCGTGGGTGCGGCTTGTGCATATAAATCATCTTGCCGGTTTCGTGATTAATAAACTTTACTCGTGAGCCACTGGTCTTACCTTTATTGCTCTCTTCATAGCCCAACGATTTAAGCAATCCGACTATTTCTTGGAAAGTAATATTACCAGAACCGGCTTTAATTTTCTTGATTGTCTTTTTATGTCCCATGATTAACCTTTCTTCTTAGTAACTATTATTAGTTACAATTATATTGTACTACTTTCCTGTTTAAAAACAACAAAAAAGATCAGACCAGTACGCAGCTGATCGGGTTTATTCGTTAAATTTAGTAAATTACAATAATGAACAAGATTTATAAAGTAATGAATGTTAACCTTTTACTCTTTTTATTAATAAAAAATGTAAAGTTTGACAGCAAAACAAAAAAGCCCTAGTGACCATCACATCGTGATAGCCGCTAGGGCGTTATATTTACTTGAAAGAACCGTATGGTTCGTTCGTGTTGGCGTTGCGACATACCAGGTAGCCGAACTGCCCGTTTGATCGTGGCTGCCTGAGCCATACGTATCCCCCGTGCCGGCTGTATGCGTCATACTTGACCACTGCACCAGCTGGCAAAGTGCCAATCAAGGAACTAGATACCCGTGCACCCCAGCGAAGATTAATTCGCTGGTTAGTGGTAAAGGTACCGTGTTCTTCGACCCAGCGATCGCCCAGGCTGTCAACCCAGTTAGTGGCCGATGGTGCCGGTTTAACTGGCGTTGGTGCTGGATTAGGCTTAGACGCTGGCAGTTCTGGGGTCTTCGTGCCCTCAGGGTTAGCCAGCTTGTCCCAGCTGTCCGCATTAAGGTAGAAGATCGAGCGGTCCATATCACCACCGGTAAACTGCCAACCAGTCAGGAACTTGAAAGCCCCAGAGCTGACATTCATACCCGGAAGAGTCCACGAACCCCAAGTCATTGAGGCGTACTTCGCAACCCAAACACCACAGGAGTTGGCACAGTTAGCCACTTGCCAGAGTGCTGATTCCTGCACGTAGATTAGTGGCCAGACACCAGTCAGACGGTGAACTTCATCGACAAACTGCCGTGCCCAGTTGGTGTTGCCCCAGGCTGAGTTCTGGTAGCCTTCCCAGTCCAGGATAAGAATACCTTTTCCCACGTAGTTCTTGATGTTGCTGACAAAGAACTGCGCTTCGGCGACTGGATCGCCACCACCGGCATAGTGGTAAAGACCTCGTTTCTTACCCAGTGACCCGGCTAAGTCCCACTGGTGATTGCACCGCGGATTGACATAGCCTGTGCCCTGCGTCGCCTTGACGATCACACCATCAGCGTGAGGATCACGGATAATGCTGTCACTAGAACCTGAGTAAACATCGACTGTATACATCGTCATAGTATCGCCTCCTAGCCCTTTGCTTCTTCATGACCAGTGATCAGCAGAGTTTCGTTGGACCGGTTTGGTGCGGTCTTAATGGCCAACTTGACCGGGTCCTTTTGTACTACTGCCGGTGTCAGTGGTGACTTCTCATAAGCTGCTTGAACGGCCGCTTCAATCGCCTTGACATCAACTGTCGTAAATCCCTGCTTAGTCAGTGCGTCCTGGACAATCGCCGTTGCCGCAGTGAACTTCTGGTCACCGGTCTTATCAGCACTGACCAAGGAAGCTACTGCCGTACTGGCAACCTGGTCCATAAAGGACCACAGTTGCTTAGCATGAGCGGTCTTTGCCGTCAGCGCCTTGTTGTGGACGTACGTGTGAACCGCCCGAATAACAAAAATAATGACCGCTGAGATCACAGCCGTCATGACGTATTCCGGAATTGTATTAATGATGTTTGTTGTCATTTTCCTCATTCTCCAATCTTGTGATTCGCCTTTCATGGTCGTTTAGCTGGGACTCATGGCGAATGAACTTATCATGACCTTTTTCCAATCGCTCATCGACCTTTTCGTCATGCTGATTTTTGATCTCCATATTGCGGTTCAAAATCCGCAACTGCTGGATCGTTTCACCGAGGAAGTCGTGTTGGACCTTTTTAGCCAACCAGCGAATAACTATTATCATCGCAGTTGCAAATGTAGCGATGGAACCCCATTCGTCCCAACCAAGACTGAGAAAAGTATGCCTGGTAATCAACCACGCCATTACTTCACCACCTTTTCGCCCGCCCATAAGAAAAGCCCGTGAGATGTCCCACGAGCTAATTCATTATGCATTGTGTATTTCTAAGGCGAGCAAGCTATCTGCTATCTAAGCAGAGGCATTGCCCTTAGCAATTGCCTTGATGGCTTGCACGTCTTCGGCAGTCATCGTCTTGGCTTCGATAAACAGATTGAAAATATCATCAGTGTAGAGACCAGCGTTGTACATCTCTGCGTAGTAGTTCTTTAAGATGTCGTTCATAATTATCTATCTCCTTTTCTAGGCTTGAGTTACTGGCTGTGTTTTATCAGTCGCCTTTTGCAATTCAATCTTTACATTGGCCATGTCTTTCGACAGGGTAGCAATGATTTGATTCTGTGCGGCTTGTGTGACCTTTTGCTTAGCCACATCAGTTGACAGACTAGCAATCAACTGATCTTGAATGGTAGGCGCTGCTGGCTCTGTCTTTTGCTGTGGGAATTGTTTCTGATTGGCTTCCACCCAAGCATTGTGTTCTTCTTCCGTTGGTTGCTGCCAACCACCAGCGACTCGCTTTACCGGCTGATTTAAGACCCGGACACCATCTTTGACAATGGTTGGATCATCAAAAGTTTGATTGACTTGTAGTTGATATTCGTCTGAAACCGTATCGTAAAAGTTGCAGACATTGTCAGCACCCCAACCGTATACTTCCTTACTCATTTAAGTCACTCCTTTCTATTTATGAATTAAGAAAATCCGTTGTGCATACATGAAGTCCTGGAGTCCACCCGCTTCATTCCCATACACGAATACTGGGAAGGTACCCGCTTTAGGATTGCAAAGCATATGTGTATGTACCTTAGAAGTTCCACTAATATCTTCAAAATAATCATTTACTGCATAGTAATCGTGAAAAAGACTAGCTGGTGCAGTAAAGGTGTCCACCCATTTGTTGGACGTAATAGATTTATTAAGACTCGCCTTAGCGATTAAAAGTTGAGAATCCTTAAAATCAATAACTGCTAATACTGCGCTTGTACAGCCTTCTGCCAGAATCAGCCCATTATCTTGTGTGTAAAGATGTGCTTCCACCCCGTCACTTTTTCCGTTTACTATTTTCGATAGGCGATTAAATAGAGTTTGCCAATCGTTCTGTGCTTTTTGCATTACGATGTCTTCCATTGCTATACCTCCTAGCATTTAAAGTTAGTTGCAACATCAAATCCGGTCATTTCAGCACCATGTACCTGGACCTGCATACATGAGATGCCGGTGTACAGGTAAGCACTGTCACCGCCGCAGTTAGCTTCCGGACTATCCAGATGGTAGTCATTGAAGTAGTCCGTGTAGTGTTCTGGTGACAGGTACACGTCCACCGTTTCTGGATCAATGCGGACGACCCGGCATTGCACGTCATAGGACGCCGTCCCACCGGCAATGTCCACACCTTCCGGCTGCGGAATACCCGCACCGTACTGATAGATTCGTACTGAGAACTGCGGGTACTGGTCATCGCCCAACTTCAAGTGGGCGGTCCCCAGTTTGACTGTCCCAGCGTTTGGGAAAATCCCATGATCGTGGAGGTAACCCTGTGACACGATACTGTCGTTCCGTTCAGCCACCGTTCCGTTATCCAGTGCAATCAGATGGACACCGTCCGGCTGATCATCTGTCCGCTTAGAACGGATAGCATAGACAGCACCTTTTCCATCGTTGTAGTCCTCTGCGCCTTTGACGATGGCACTATCACCGTCCAGCAAGGTACCGTCCGCCTTCATCTTAGCGATGGTATCGTACTGGTTTTCCTTATAGTGGAACTGACCTTTTTGAATATCATCCAGAACTTGCTTGGCCATCGTTTCTAGTGACGACATTCGGGCCATCAGACCAGCTTTCGGGTCATCAACTGCCGCTAAAGCATCTAGCAACTTTTGTTTGTACTGGTCCAGTACTTGGTTGAATTGGTCGATGTCGTCCTTTTGAACCTGGCGAATTTTCTCACGAAAGTTCGTAATCGCCTTGTCTAGCTCACTGACGTAAACGTCGCAAGAATGGCCCATCTGAGCCACACCGCCTAAAACTCGGAACCAGACATCAACCCCACTGTAATGAGCATGACCACCATCATCGGAATCGTCCACCAGGCCGATAAAGCCATAGAAGATCCCTTCTTGTGGAAACATTTGCTCGGGGAAGTGATAAGTGACTTGTCCATTCGGCCCACAGTCAGCAGGTTCACCAGTAAAGGTGACATCTGCAGCATCAGCGGCCATTTGAATTTTGCCATCATCGTTAAACGAGTATTTACCAACTTGACCATGAACATAAGGCTTCTTGCCCTGCACATCCATCAGCTGGCCCATGTTGGACATGACCACTTGCAAGCCGAACAGATTATCGCCAACCCGGCCTTTGAAATACGGGGTCAAGTCCCACACTTCCGATCCTTCTTTGGCAATATCCATCGCAATCCGATAGCGATTACCATTATTGTTATGTGTGATTGCCATTTTCTCCCTCCTTTACTGCAAGATATGCGAGTCGCTATCACTGATGTCGATGGTCCGCGGACCATGTGTCGTGGTAGCACCCGTATCATTAATTAGTTGTGTTTCAGTTTCTTTTTGTTTCTTCAAATCGTCATACCGCTTATCGAGTTGATTCATCTTAGTACTTAGCTCTATCATCCCCTGTTTGAGGATAGTAAAGCTTTCGTTTAGTTGATTACGAAAATCTCGATTGAGCGTTAGTGGCAAGTCCGTATGGATTCTATTAAAATCAACCATCTAATCACCTCATCAATACGTTGTTGAGTTTTCCCAGCGATACCAGATATCACCTTTGCCGTTGCGGCAAAAGCGCATAGGCTTTTCACTATCCACAATGTCGGCCGTTTGGTGGGCCATACCGCCATAGCTCATCGTGGTAACGAAAGCGATCGTTCCCTGGCGACCTTCTGGCGCAAAATCAGCTGGATCACGAACAATCCCTAACGTCGATACCTCTTTCACCTCATGAAAAATGCCCTCCGAGTAATCGGAAGGCTTTTTGTTCGTTGTTTGCGAAGTTGAATCAATGACAATCGTTGCGTCTTGGCCAGGCGGTCCTTGCGGTCCACGATCACCTTTGTCGCCTTTTGGCCCCTGTGGTCCTGGATTTCCTTGTGGTCCTTGAGGGCCTACGTCACCTTTTGGACCAGCTGGCCCGGTTTCGCCAACATCACCCTTAGGTCCTGCGGGTCCTGGTGCACCATCTTTACCAGGAGGCCCCTGTGGTCCAGGAGTTAACTCAATTTTTTTGAGCTCATCACGTGTTGCAAAGTCAGGTTTATCCAGGATGTCAGCCCAATGTAGTGACTTAGTAACTGTACCTGCGTCTACAATCCAGGGCATCACAAACGGTTTGAGCAAAGGTGCTAAGCGCTTGGCGTCCAGCACGTGATAGACTCGCCCATCGGTCGTGTCCTGCACGATAAAGGTCTTACCATTATCTGGCGAGTAGCCAAGACCCTTGATACCGTATTCGGTATCAAACCCTAGTTGCTCTACGATAAAGCGAACGGGATCCGGTGCATTACCTGTTGAAGAAGTCGGCAAGTTTCTGCACCTCCTCACTAGTCATTGTCGTGTAAGCACTACTAGTATCTTTCTTGACACTGACATTCATCTGCTGCCGAGCGTTGTTGGCCTCGGCTTGACGAGTACTATACAGTGCCTGATCGAAGATTTTATTGCCAAAGGTAATTGAAGAACTGTCGGACGATTCCTGATCCAAGTACTTGGTGAAACTCTGAATCTTGACGTTGACGTCAGTTCCGTAACGATCGCGCAGATAACCACGATTACCAATCGCAACGTTGTTTTTAATCGTGCCTAAGTCCTTAAAAGTGACCCAGCTGACTGTATACTGCACGTCTGGATAGTCATGCAGTTGGGCCTTGAGGGCGGCCTTTAGTGAATTCTCATCTGTGATCGTGTCGGAGTTAAAGTCACTAGCCCAACGCTTACCAATCCCCGGCTTACTTGCGAATGGGCTAAAATAATCCGCCTGACAGGTGTACTGCGTAGCTTCATCAGTGCTGATATCAGTACTGGTGTTGTCATCACTATTACTGTTGATCTTTGATTGCAATGCAGGGATCCTGACCCCAAAGTCTGGCTGCCAGCTTGAGATAGGACGGTAGACGGTACCAACACTCTCGTTATCAGCGCCGACACGATAACCGTTGTTGACCGCGATGGACACGTGATAGGTGTTGCCATGTGGGCCCCAGAACAATAGGTCACCAGGTTGATAAGGCGGACCAACAACTTGACCCTTGCCTTCCAGACCGACAGTATTCGTTCTCGGTGTGCTAATGCCGTAATGATTCAGCAGGTAGCAGATAAGGCCGGAGCAATCCCAACCACCGGTGCCACTGCCACTCCAAACATAAGGCACACGACCAACGAAGGACCGGCAGTAAGAATCAAAGTTACTGGTATCGCCACCGCCACCATCGTCAGTCTGCTCAATGGGCTTACCAAAACCGTGAATTGCAGTCTTAAAAGAACTGTAGTCTTCGTTCCAGGAAATCAGTGAAGCATTGACCCGGTCAATGAAGACAAAGCTATCATCTTTGCCGATCTGTTTGGCCACGTGCAAAGTATAGTTATCGAAGTAGTACTCAATGCCAAACGCTTCTGCAATGGCACTAAGCACGTCTTCGCCGCTACCCTTGCCCAGACCGTCATCCCCGAAGTCATGGTCACCAATGCCGCCACCATCGATCTGATAGTGGAAGTTGGTGCCATTAGTCAGGAACTTCAAACAATTGTCCAACGACTGACTACCGGTAATTGCGTCACGAAGATAGACATCCGCCAGTTCTTGACCAACTTCTGTGGCTGTGATCGCATAGATTCGGAAACGCGTTGTCGGCGTTGGGTTTGAAGTCGTCAAATGGAACTGCCGGCCGTCACTTAATGTGAACTTCGTTTCCGGTCCCAGAAGGTTTTCAGCGACCTTGTTTTGACCAATCACCGCAAAGCTAAAAGACAGCGTCTTATATGCGTTGATCGTCTCAGTCACCGAAGCGCTATACGCCTGGACTACTGACTGGTCACCATCAGCATTTTCAACTGTAATATCAATCATGTAGTCACCTCCTAGTAGTAGAACCGAGTGTCGTAAGCAATCGTGAAATTGCTGGCTCCATCGATATGCAGCTTATTTTCGCCTGGTACGTAGTCGATATAACCGTGATCGCAGTCCTTGTAAGACTGCTGACCGTTAAAGCTCGGCATAACACCGTTGATCACAACTTTATCTGAACGAGAAACACCACGAGTAATCTTATAAGATTGCTTCGTGGTGTTGTTCGTTATTGTGAAGCCGTGTGGTGCGTCACCTTGAAAATTGATCGTTATCGGCCGTTCATCAGCCGTCAGCGGAATCATCCCCAGATTCCAGAAACTGAAGTCATTCGTTGAGTACGTGTACTTCAAGTCCTGGTCTGGGATATTTTCACCAAAGCCCCATTTACCGCTGTTAAAGTCCAGCGGATCTTGAGTGGTAGCCACTGATTCAGCAAAGCCACTTGGTACATCAAGATTGATGGCCACGTCAGTAGCACGCCAGAAGTTTCCGTTCTGCGTTGGTGTCACTGCTTCGGCACGGCACCTCCAACGGATATAGGGAATGATGTTGTTATAGACATAAAAATCCTCATGACTTAAAAAGATCTGCCTGATCTTGAAGAGCTGCAAGTTGTAGTCCTTCAGATCATGTGCCGTGATGTCCAAAGTCAGTGGAATCGTTAGCTGTTGAGCTTGTGCGCTCGTCAGCAACGCTCCGTAGTTGCCAATCTGCTGGTAGTTGTACGAGTAGTTGGTCATCGGAATATCGAACTTCTTTACATGGAAGCCGAGAGCATCCAAATCATAGGTGGTCCCGTCTAACCTTTGAACAATTACTGTTGACATTAGAAACCACCTCCTGTTGGCATTGCACGACCGACAGGAACAGCCCCGCCGATACCATGCACAATAACTTCATGAACTTTCATGGCCTTGATCTTTGGGTAAGTTGCTTGAGCAATGGTTGAGCTGTCTAATTGGACAGAAATGTTCATGTCACCACTAAGATCAGTACCTTGCTGACCACCAGATACGATGGCTTGGCGATTGCCGTGAGAGTCACTGATCGTTGGCACAAGACCAACCTGACCATTTTTAGCAGAGTTGATCAGCTTGTTTAAGCTGCCGGCAAAGCCGTTCGGATTAATCTGAGCCCGGGCCTCAATAGCCTCAGCGATATGCTCTTCAGCACTATCACGTGCTGGATTAACTGCCAACTCCGGCTCGCCTTTGACTTCGCCAAAAATAGCTGGAGCATCAGCCCAGCCACCGTTAGCGTACCAATGGTGAGCCCGCCAGAAAGCAGCAGCACCTGGACCGCCACCATAACGGCTAGACACATAGCCTTTCATCCATTTCAACTGTGTTACTGGGTTAGTACGCCAGTCATGACCCGCAGACGCCATCTTGGATCCCGGCAGTGACTGTGGCAAACCGTAAGCGCCAGATGATGGATTGGTAGCATTAACGCGCCAACCTGATTCGTGAGTGACAATGTAGTCAATTGCGCTAAACCAACTAGCAGGAATACCAGCAGCGTGCATTAGCTTCTTGTGGTCGCCAGTAACAGCACCACCAAACGATTCCATAAATTTGTCGGCTGCTTTCTTAATGAAATTGCCGATTGCATCCTTAGCGATCTCAAAAGTCCCATGAGTAGTACGTTTTACACCACCCATTGAAGCCTGACTCGCAAGTAGTCTATCAAGACCGGTCTTTTCTTTAAGCCAGTTCCAAATGGCACTTGCGCCTTTATCAACCAAATCAAAGGCCTCATCGATACCATCTTTTAAGAAATCAGCAATCTTCGTGCCAGTACCATGAGCATAGCCAGGAACACGACCACCAAACATGGACATCAGGCTCTTGGACTGAGCATGAGTCAAAATAGATTCGCCTTGTGGTAAGTAGCGTAGTTCTGGGCCATTACTACCAAGAACGTGGTAACCCTGTTGAGGGTTATACCCAAGTTCAAACCCTTCTTCACCAACAAGGGCCACTTGTGCTTGGCTTAAAGCACCGGTCCCAATGGCGTACTTTTCAGGTACTGAACCGATTCCCTTAGTGGATGCTTTAAAGAATCGCAGGACACTCTTGACACCGTTCAAGAAACTGTTCCAGATATGGCCGGCGTAGCCAAAACCACCTGAATACTTACCATTAACGCCAGACATTTCTTCATCAGCTGCCGTAGTATGAGCAGCTGATTGACCGTTTGCAGCATTGATAACATCCGTCTTTTGGTCGTTGATCTCTTTAGAGACTTCTTTATGTTGTTTTCGCGCAGACTTGGTGTTCTTGCGATACTCATCGTCAGCAGCTTTGGTCGTATCATCACGCTGCTTTTTGGCGTTGGCAACAATCTCCCGGTATTTCTTGCGAGAAATGGTGTGATTTTCTTTGTATTCCTTTTCTGCAGCGGCCTTAGTCTTGCGGTAACGCTGTTGAGCTGCCTTAATAATTTCATCGCGGGCCTTCTTGGCCGGACGAACTGAAGCTTCATACTGTTTGTTAGCGTCTCGTTGGGTCTGCTTGAGATCTTGTAGACTAAGTTGTCCTCGTTTTCGCCGCAGGTCTTTATAAATTTTTTCCTGCTGAGAAGCGCCTTTCTTTACTGAGGCCTGGATAGCCTTGTCGTTTTGCGTTTGATCCTTAACCAATTGCTTAGCAAAACGCTGATTTTCCTTTTCAAGTTCCTTCTGACGAACTTGTTGATACTTCTTTGAATTAGTTCCGTACTTTTGCGCAGCCGCCTGCATCTTCTTAGTAGCACCGTCTTGGATCTTTTGCAGGCGAGAGTAGTGGTCATTGGTATCCTTGCGCATCTTTTCCAGTGACTTCTTATGTTGGCGTTCACGTTGGTCGTCTGCTTTGCGCTGGGCAGCTAAACGTTTATTTTCCTCAGACTGTGACATCTGACCATTCTTAACCAGCAGGTCCAAGTCTTTCTTCGACTTGGATTCCTTATTGCGATAGTACTTGTCTAGTCGCTTCTCAAGGTCATCATACATTTTATTGGTCTTGGCCTTTGTACGCGCAATCGAATTAGGATCTACGTTCATCTTGAGGACAGTGGATGCGACTTTGTTCAAACCAGGTATCAAAGCCTTTGAAGTTCCTTTACTATCGCCGTCAATCTTAATCTTGGTGTGAGCCACAATTGAGTGACCGGCCATTTGCTTGTTAGCCCATTTACCGGTTGCTTCGCCAATCTTCTTTCCGAGAAATTCACCGGCCATTGAGCCAACAAGTGTACCTTCTGGACCTGCAAGAGATCCAAGTGCGGCGCCAGCTATCGAACCACCAATTGAGCCGATTGAACCACCAACCTTCATGCCGGTATTATTACGTGACATAACCTCAGTAGCAGCTCCGCCAACACCAATTAAGGCAGGCATACGGTAATCAGCACTTGCCATCTTAGCACCAGCATTGGATAAGAAATTGGCACCTCTGACAGCAAGACCTGAAGAAGCCAATCTACTACGTAAACTTCCTGTCGTACCATTGCTTCGGAATGATAGCAATGCACCGTTGTCCAGATACTGTGGTGCTGCCGCTTCTTGAGCTGCTGATCTCTCAGCGCCTGCTACAACTGGTTGACCCATCGCACTTTGCGTTGCCGCTTGTGCACGGGCGGATGATGCCCCAAACACATTCATCGCCATTGCAGCTTGCTGAACCCAACTGACAAAGTCCTTAATCTTGTTTACTGCCCACAACATAGCAAGGGTGTGAACAATCGCTTGTAGGCCAGTCTTATGCTTAACGGTCGCCGCTAAAATGCCATTTATCATAGATAAGGCATCAGCAGACTTCTTGCCATGATCAAAAACTAAGCCAAAGGACTCGGCTATTACTCTTAGGACACCTGCAAACGTCTCCCAGACTGATTGGCCAATAATCTCAATGATTTTACCCAAATTACCCAAAAAATCGATAACTGTTGTCTTATGGCTCCCCAAATATTCAAGAACGGACATTAGCCCATGAAGCATTCTGCCCATGACAACGCCCATCATATCGGCATAACGGTGGACCATTTGATCTGACAGCAAGTTGCGTAGGTCCGTTGACATCTGCTTGTTAGCCTTAAAGCTAGTGTTCATCACGTCGCCCCATAAGACTGACCAGCGTGACCTGATATACATTGACATACCGGTAAACGAAGTCATCGCTTCAGCGGTAGAGTTCTTGTACTTCTTTCCCAGATAATCCAGTGCCTGGGTGAAGTCTTGAGCCGTTAACTTACCCTTTGCAGATAAGTCATACAGCTGTTTCATCGACTTGCCAGTTGCTTTTTGCAAGGCTTCACCGAACATTGGGAATCGGTTAATCATGACCGACATGTCTTCAGCATTAGCCTTGCCACCGGCCACGATCTTAGCAAACTGTTCACCAGCTTCGGCCAGTTGATCGTTGTTCATGTGCAGCGTTGAACCCAAGCGAACGAAGTCAGTTGTCCATTGCTTCGTTTCCTTAACACTGGAGTGGACGTGGTAGAAAGACTGTGCCATGCGGTCGACAGTATCGGCTGCATAAATGGAATGCTGACTGACATCATTAATGAACTTAATTAATCGTTGACCGTCACGAGGCGCTTCGGTCGTTAATGCTGTCCAAACCGTTTTCATACGGTCTTGTGCGATGTTGTATTGCATCCCAGCACGTGCTGCGCCCAACAGCCCGTTCTTTAGAGCGCCAAGGCCAGTCATCAACCATTGACCAGCAAACGTTCCTAACATAATCTCTTTCAAATGAGAGAAAGATCTACCAGTAGCATTGGCTTGCTGCTGAATTTCCCTCATCGGCAGTGACGCCTTGTTGTTAAGACGAACTTCAGTAATCAGCTTAGCCGGAATCTTTTGCAACAGCTTCTCATAATCAATAGCTTCGCCCTTCTTAGCTTTAGCTATCAGTTCTGTCCGCGTTTCCTTCGGCATTTTGCGAAGCAAGCGGTCCATGTTAGAAATACCATGATCCCTAGCGTCAGCTATTAATTCTGTTCGTAAAGTTTTTGGTATGGATTTATAGGTATTACCTAATTGTTCAGCTGCATCATTGGCTTGTTTGGTATCATGCTTGGCTTTTATTAACTCTTGTCGGAGTTTTTTTAGGCTTAGTGAAGCATTTTCATCCAGGTGCACTTTTGTAACAAGCTCATGTGGTAAGGAACGAAGTAGCTTATCGTAATCAATGGCTTCGCCTTTTTCGGCCTTAGCAACTAATTTAGTTAGTTGCTTCTTAGGCATCATTTGAAGCAATTGGCCAAAGTTCTTTATGCCTTCTTTGTGCCCTTCAGCAATTAGCTTTGTACGAATTTCTTTCGGCACATCATTATAGCGTTTAATAAGTTTACCAATGTGTTCACTGGACTTCTCAGTATTTTTCTTAATACTCTCTTCGGCCTTATCTCCAGCACCCTTTCCTAAGTCCTTTAATTTTTCGTTGAACTCAGGAACCTTTTGATCAGGTTGTTGTGTATTAAGAACCACATCAATATTGACTTCCCCATCAGCTGCCACTGTGTCACCTTCCTCCTATCACGACTGAGCCCAGGCTCTGATGGTCTGGCCAAACGCCGCTATTTGTTGTTCCTTTGCCTCTTGCGTCTTGTTTACGTCTAATTCATAAAATTCTTTGGCTTCCATCGCATCCGTCAGCTCCTGGCCTTTTAGGTCTTTGGTGTCACGAGTACGAATACTAATGATCCGCTGAAAGTACGTCTTTGGTCCGAGCCCTTGAAATAAGGCCTTGAACTTGTCCCAATGCAGGTTGCCTTGCTGATCAATCAGGTCAATGCCGTACTGCTCCATAAAGCTGGAGTAGATAGCTTCAGCATCTTGCTTAAAGCTGTATCGCTTACGCTTGTCTACTGCCAGCTGTCCTTGCTCAACGTCATCTTCATCATCGTTGCCATAAGGCTTCATGGAAATATAATGACTGATGTCTTCAAATCCCTTGACGATGAGATCACCATCTTCAATTGATGGATCAAAATCAAAAAACATCTGAAAGGCAATGATTACCTTTTCAGATGACTTAAAGTGCTTATCATCCAGCAAGTCATAAAAGCGAAGAACGTTGTCGTAAGCAAGATTCAAGGGGTACTTTTTGCCAGAATACAGATAGCTGTCTTTTAGACTATCGGTTAGCGTGAGCATGACGCTTGCCACCCTTAGGCTTCTTGATGTACTGGCGACGACGTGCAGCCTGTTCTGCCTGTTTTTGCAGCAAAGCTGTTCCGTCCAACTTGTCCTTTGTTTCCCGTAGTACTTTAATGACCTGGAAAAGAGCATAACTTTGCTGATCGTAGTACTCGTAAATAGCTTTCCCGGCACCTTTCTTGCCCAGAATTGCATCTAATCCTTTTTCGAGGTCTTTGACGATTCCATGTTGTTTATCAGTTAGATAATCTTGTTGCTGAACAACAGTCATATCACCAAAGCGATCATCATCTTTGGTCATTTCTTTGAAAAAGGCTTCGATTTCAACTTGTAGGTCACGTAATGCTTTTGCAAGCGCATCATTAAACACAATTTCATAAACGTGGCCACCAACTGTAACCTTACGTTTAAAATTGAAGCTAAACTTTTTGTCAAGGTCTAAATTAATCGCAGTCATCTGTATACCTCCAATATCGTTTCACATCTCTCGTCTCTGTTACTTGTTTAATTATTGATTGTTAGTCGTTGGTGCAGGCATGAACTTTGGCTTGCCATTGAAGACAGCGACAAAGCTAAACGTTTGCTTAGCACCTGGCTGGCCACCAGTCGGTACAATGTTGGTCAACGTAACAACCCCGAAGACCTTCGACCCATCGGTTAAAGTTACGCGAAAAAGTGTCTTCAAGTCGTCACCAATGGCTAACATCTTAGAAGTGATGAAGTCTTGTGCCGGGTCACCATCAACACGGTGGCCAGCGATCGTAAATTGATACCGCTTGGAAGTAACGTCCGAAGTACCAAACCCTTCACCATCGTAGTATTCATCATTAGCGGTGGTGTCGTTTTCTGCTGGGGTTAAGTTGTTGATACCAGCAGCGAGGGGCGCCCATTTAGCATTTTCCGCCTTTGTAATGTCGGTTTCACCATCAATTGCAATTTCAATCTTGTTCTGCCAGTTCAGCTTGAACTTACCAATATGTGTTGGTGCTTGTTCTGCACCAGCACCAGTAGTTACAGCATTTTCATCTGCCATCTAAATCATCCTTCTTTCGTAAAAGTATCGACCGTGACTTTGAAGTCAAATACGTACGTCACTTCGCCGGTCGTATCCGCCATGATTGGGTGCGGAAACGAAGCGACGCCAAGTTCACTCCAAACAAAAGAGCCGTCCTTTGAGACGACTCTGAAATCATTGTCAGCAAGGAAATCAGCGATTGTGGCCATCGTCTGGTTGATAACCAGCTCGTTACTGCCGCGCATGATGACTTCCATTGCGTATTGCTCTGTTTTATTTCCGGCATAGTCCTGATCAATCACTGTCGACCCTGGCAATGCCTGCAATCGTAACTCTGGATCTTGCTTACCGTACAAGTAACCTAATAGGCAATTGACTGGTAGGTCCAGAGTGTTGATCGCGTCTTTTAATCGTTCTTTCAGGTCCATTACTTACCCTCCAGTAGCGACTTTTTGACCTTGTTGGCCCACTCGTCACCATAAAGTTCCGCGGATTTCAAGTCCCAACGCTTAGTAGGGTGTCGACCTTCAGTCTGCGTATAATGCAATACTGGTGAGATCTTGAGGTTCCCATTTTTGTCTTTGTGCTCTATCAAGCCATAGAACTGAGCCCTGGCGTATGGCGTGTCGTAAACAATGTTGAAGTTATTGTCAAGATGGCCGCTCTTTACCAGGTGTTTACTTTTAAGTGGGACCAACTTGTCCATGTCACTCAGCGCTTGATCTGCAAGTACATAACGAGCCCGTTCTAGTGAGGGGCCGCTCAGCATCTGATTGAGTCCTGACAAGTCGACTGATACATGTGCGCTCATCACAGCACCTCCAGTTCATACGAGTACACCTCGTTGCTAAAAGGTTCACGATTGTCCACGATGTTAGTAATCGTGTAGTCACGTCCTTCAAATTTGAGATGATACCCGACCCAATCTGGTGTGATCTTCGGCAGTGGCTCACTAATTTGGCCAAACAAAAAGACGATCGCATTGGCTGTGATCGTCCGACTGTTATTTGATCCTGAGTATATCGTTTGTGGCTGGACAATTACGTGATCAACCTTAACCTCTGTTGTTCCTTGTTGTCCGTAGTCGTCCTCTTCGCCACTTGGTATTAGGAAAGTGACTGATTGATTGCACAGTCGCTTAGAAATGCGTGGCAGCATACTCAGCACTTCCTCTCCCTCGATATAACAGGCCATAGTGCGCTAACAAGGCATAAGCCTCTTTACAAACGTCAGATCCGTTTACCAAGCTATCAGTACGTGCATCGCCGGCAGGAGTTAATGACAAGCGGCCGATAGATACCGACTTATAGTCATCTCCGCTCTCGTAGGATGCACCAATACCAGTAGCCTTGATAAAGTCAATCTGCTCACAGATAGCCCGCTTGTACGCTTTTACACGTGCTGTCCAGGCATCTTGCTTAATGTCATGATCTTCGTAGTAATAACTGGTAATGGCAGCAATGGCACGTTCAGCCTTGCCAGCCATCGCCTTAACGTCTGTTTCGGTAGCGCCACTGTATCCCAGGTCTTGATAGTCCTGGTACGTGATTAATCCCATTACTGTCACTCCTTATTACTTATCAGACTTAGCCGTAGTGGACTTAGAGTCCGTTGTTGTCTTTGCTGGTTGAGTAGGTTTATTACTTACTCGCCTTTTCAGCGGCAACGTAAATAGCCTTCTTGGCGTTGTCAAAGACCAGAATGTCGTAGTAGTCCAGACCCTTGACAGTGTCACGGTAGCCGGAACGGTCAGTTGAAGCTGGCAGAACGTCAACAGTACCGTACTTAACAATTGGTGCTACTGCGTACAGTGGTACCAACATAAAGTTAACCGTATCTGCGATCGTCATACCCTGGATACGATCCTTAGCACAAGTAAGGATCGGTACACCACCATCAAGCTGACCAACACGACGGTCAATGCCGTTGATCTGTTGAGTGTTGACCGAGAAGCTCTTAGTAACGCCATCAGCATTCTTCAATGCACGATAGAACTTCGATGATACAAACATTACGTATCCACCAGGGATTTCGTTGTCGATCATGTACTCTTCTGCGGCGTCATAAGCGTCCAGAGCGTTCTTGCTGTCAATAGCGTCAGATACTAACTTGCCGCCGTTAGAAGCAGTGTCATAGATCTTTTGAGCCGCGTACTTGTCACGGTGTGGCACAGTGATCAGACGGTGGTGATCGTTGACTAAGTTTTGAATAGTCAAAGCCCCGTTTTCGCCCTCATCCAATTGATCAAGGTCGTAACCAAACCAGTCTTCCTGAGTCAGTTCGAACGTTTCCTTGTCCACGTTGATGTTGTGGCGAGCGTTGTCCCCATTACGGTTGTACTTAGTAGCTTCAACAAAGCCAGACAGCTTGTTAACACGTACTGAGTGCACACCATTAAAGTCAGCGGCAGTGATGGACTTAGCCCCACCCTGCAGCACTTGCCAGATCTGTGAATCAGCAGCAAACTGTTCATCAATTGTTGCCAGATCTTTTTGGTCTAATACAATAGCCATTTACTATTACCTCTTTCCTTATTCTTCGGCCTTTGCCAGGCGATCAGCGATCTTATTAGTGATGTTGTCTGAACCACCATTACCGTTGTCCTTAAATCCAGGATTTATGCGGACTTGCTTAGACTTGGCGGCGTCACCATCAAACAGGTAACCGTCAGACTTCTTCACAGCATCGATTTGATCCGTCAATCCTGACAAACTGCCATCCTTTGCGACTTCAACCTTATCCGTGTCGATCAAAGACAGCACGGCCTTGACATTACGAGCCTTAGCGTCACGTAAAGCGCCCTCGATCTTGAAGCTCTTAGTTTGAGCTGCCAGATCATTCTGGTACTTCTGCTTAGCGGTCTTGTTAGCTTCTTGTAGCTGGTTGATCTGGTCTTGAAGTTTGTCATTGTCCTTTGCATTCTTCTTCAAGCCGTTCAACTGGGAATCACGTTCCGTGATCTGTTGCTGCAGACCATCACGTTCACTAGTTAAACCATTGACCTTTTCGTTCAGGGCATTGACGTCCTTGCCATTTTCAGCCATTACGAAGTCAATCTGCTCATCTGTCAGGCCGTGTTCCTTCAATGTTTCACGCTTCATTGCGATCTCTCCTTCACGTTAGTTGTTGACGCGGTTACGAACCGCGAGAATTGATTGCATACAAAAAGAGCAGTTTTACGACGTACTCAGGTCGAAACTTATTTCGTCTTTACAACTTTTTCACGATCATAGTCACGATGCAGCAATGGCACCTTGCGACCGTGATTAGTATCTTTAATAAACTCCCTCATGTGTGCCTGGCGAGCTCTGATGAGTGTTTTGCTCTGACTGATCATCTTCTCATCGCCAAGCTCTTTGGCAGCCGCTAAACGGTGCTTAGCGTCCCTGATGGCCCGTTCTCTGGCTCGCTGCTGTTGAACGATTTTGCCATTCTTCACAGCCTCGTCAGGGTCATACTGCGGCTGATGGTTGATGCTGACTCCAGGAACAAACGGAAATAGCCGATGAGAACAGTTAATGCCTTGAGTGCCCCAAGGTTCGCCGTAGCCGTGATTGTAGATACTGTCGTACCGATCGTCAAAGTCATCGCTCTCAGGTGGTACCACGTTGACCACGTGGCCTTGAATAGGTGCACAGGCTGGCCGACTGGCTGGATGACTGCTCATCACGCATTGACCAATACCGAAATCCTTGATCCGCTTGATCCTAATCTCGTTGTACGCCTGGTGCGTCGTTGTGTTGACGACCGTGTTGGTGTAGCCTTCCATGCTCCAGCGATGGCCTGCCTTGTCAACCAATCGAGTTGGCAAACCACGATCCACAGCCCGGTAGATGGCAGACTCAACAGCGTCTTGGTGCGTCAGTAGTCCTGACACGGTCGCAGCCGTCGACTCGGTCAAGATCTGCCGGTAAGTATAAGTTACTGACGATTCACCGTAGTTGCGACTGACCAGTGATTCGTTGACGTTGTTCTGCAGGCTGGTCCACGTCTGCTGAGCAATACCGGCCATCAGTGAACCAACACTCGTCTGCGCAGGCATGGCCGTTCGCTGTGGAGCAACTCGTTGGACTTCACTATCCACTTCATCAGCAACATCAAGCCCATTGAACTTCACGAAGTCTTGAATTGCTTGCTGTGAGATACCATCAGCCTTCGCCATTAGCCGCATTGTATCACGGTTCAGCTGGCCGATTTTTTGCAATTGCTGTGCTTGCCACAACACAACGTCGTCTTTATCAACGTGTTGGTAGTCGCCTTCTTTAAGAGCATTAATAATCAGCCGAAAAATCTCGTCTTGTAATGACGAGTAGGCGTCCTTGATCTGGTCACCTTGCCGCTGAAAACGTTCCAGAGCTCCCATTATTCATCAGCTCCCTGATCATCGTCAGGACTACCTTGCTCAGTCGCTCCACCAGTAAAGTCAGGCTGCTCATCTTGCACTTCCTGCAACCATTTATCGGCGTCAGTCTCAGACAGACCAAAGTTGCGGATGAGGTATTCCTTTTTCGGCATAATGCCAGCAGCAACAAGTGCCATTTCATCAGCCCGTTGCTTGTCCTTGTCAATGAAGACCCCATCGTCGAAGTGAACATTTAAGTCCAGGCCATCGTCAGCATTAAAACCAGTAATACGGGCCTGATTGTCGCTGAAAAACTGCGGCATGCTGGCAACTTCTAAGATAGCCGTGACCAACTGATTAAGAAACAGTTCAACTTGAGTGGTGTAACTGGACCTTGTCTGATAGGTAGTTGAGTTCTCACTAACAACTTCGGTCGCGGTCTTAACGCCTTCACCATCAAACGAGAATGTCCCCGTTGAGATACCAATTTGTGACTCAAATTCGCGGAGGAAGTAGTCAATTGATGCCTTGAACTGGTCCGCACGGATGTCAGACGTTAGGTCGGTGATCTTCATGTTGTCTGTGTTGCCATACATGGCTTCATAGACGTCCATATCCTGATCAAAGACGGGTGGATGAACTTGATTGTCATCCCCACTGCCAAAGCCGCCAGCAGACGGTCGCAGCATTTCAGCTGGCACTGCAATTCGCCGCTTGCCCATCTTGACTTCGTGCACAAACTGGTCATGAGTACGATTGATTGCGTCGATAATGCTCTTTGAGTTATCCACGATACCGACACCTAGCGGACTATCAAGGTCCTTGTTGTTGGTACCAGGAGTGCGGAAGTAAGCAAACAACGGCTTCTTAATCGCACCGCCAGTAAATTCAATCTGGTCCTGCAGAGTAGGATAAATGGTTGCCAGTGGCACTTGATTGCCGACTGTGTCCCGTGTCGTCGACCTGTACAGCTCATTAGTGATGATATAAGTATCAGCGTCATGCCACTGGTGAAACTCTAACAGCGTGTAATAAATTGGCTGCTTGTTTTCCACCTGAGTAGTCCGACTGGCAAACACACACTCCGAGATGTTGTCGGTGTTATTACGTAGCGGGTAGAACTGGTCCGCGTTCGCCCAGGCAATCCGAATGTTGTTCTGGTCATCAACGTAAGGCCGTGCCGCTAAGCCGCCAAGCGCAATTCCCGTTTCTAGGTGCTGCTCAAACTGTAAGTTAAAGTGATTCTTGTCAACAATGTCATTAACAAAGGTATTTAGCGATTTATCTTTCAAAGATAGCTCGCACTGTTCATTGAAAATGATGGACGCTAATCGCTTCGACGCCAGCTTGGTAACGTTAAGTGTGCTCATTGCTCGGTGGCGCCTCTTACCGTAAGAGTTGCGGTAATGAATCAACGGCAAGTCGTCCTTGTAGTATTTCTTGGCCAGTTGAATACGCTCATACTCTGACGGATCAATGGCCACCCGGCTATCATCGGTAATCTTCGTTAATCCCTTAGTCATGCCTAGCTTGGCACCCCCTTTCATAAACCAATTCTTTAAAGATGTAAAAATGCTCACGTCTACACCTCCTACCACTTCAGACCAAGTTCTCGCTCATTATCACGGACAAAGTACTGGAGCTGGTCACAACAGTGGTCATCGACCTTGATGACTTTTGGATCATCGCTTTCTAACGTGTCTTCGTCCCATTGATACTTACGACACTGTTCTACCCAGATCTTGTTATCTTCGTTATCCAAGTAAAAAAGGCGGCCCTGAGCGGCTAGGTTTTGCACCCGGTCGATCATGTCCACCTTTTTTAATTTGTTAACTTTATGCCAATGAATGCCAAAGTCGTTATAGAACTGATTGTCTAGCGCGCCTTCAGCAGAGTCGATAGTAAGCCGTCTGGGCTGTTTTCCAATCCAATCGGTAGTTCTATCGATGAACTGCTTTAAATCGCGTGACAGCTCACTAGGTGGCTTTTTGTGGGCCTTACCTTGTGGACTGTAGTAGTACGTGTCTAACAAGATAACGTTCCGCTTGAGCGTCAAAGCATAAGCTGAGCAGGTAGTTGCTGAAACTTCGTGTCCTGTGTCGACGCTGTAATAAACACCAATCAGCTCATCATCGCTTGGCAGCTCTTTAAGAGCATTGAACGTGTCCATATTGAAGATGTTGGTACCAAGCCCAACAACTTCACCAAGATATAGCCAACGGTAATAATCAGGGTCATTCTCTTTGTAGCGCTCAATCAGCCGTAATTGCTGGTCTGTCGTGAACCCCCACTTGTCATCAAGATAGGTGGACGTGTCAACAAAACAATCAGGGTCGTTCTCTTGTTCGGTAACCCACTCGTTAATCCAGTCATACGGATTCTTCGGTGGGTTGTAAGAGTAAAAAATCGTCACATGATCGATGTACTTTGGCTTCTGCCGGATAAAAGTCGGATTAGCCGTGTCAAAGATGCTACGACCTTTGAAGTTAGCCGCTTCTTCGTACCAGACTGCGATGATGTTATCGACTATGTTGGACTTCAGCTTCTCAGGGTCATCCCCACCATAGAAGTAAAAGGTTGACCCAGTACGCTTATGGACAATTCGCAACGGTGACTTAAAGTAACGATATTCACTGCTGAGATCAAGCAGGTTAAGCGCCCAGATGATCTGGTTGTACACACTGTCATGTAGGTTCTTGGCATTCTCACGAATGGCAACCACATTGACTCGTTTACCTAGCTGTGTCCAATGCTTAACCATCGTTACCAGTTTCATGCTGATCACTGATGACTTGAATGAACCACGCCCACCTTTAGCAACAATATATGGTTTGCTAGTACGCCATAAAGGATAAAAGTGTGGGTTAATCATGTGACTTAGCTTAATCGTCGCCATCATTAATCCCTCCAATATCGTCAACTAACGTAGTCTTGTCAGCGGAGTTGTTATCACCAGTCAGCTCATCGCGCTTCCACTCAGTAATATCAGCTTCAGCGCTTGCTTTACGAGCCTTAGCCTTATCAAGTTCAGGAGTACTGTTGTCGGATATCATTCCAGACAACTTGAGAATGGAAGTGGCAGCTTGAAGCTGAACCATTTCCGACTTTGCGTCTAATAGCTTGATTAATGTCCGCAAAGCTAAACTTTTATACTTTCCCTTGATAACTTTTAAAGCATAAGCATTGAAAGCTGGCTCATACCATGAGCGTTTACGCCAATGAGAAACGGTTGTTTCATTTTTAAGCCCGATTTTAGGAGCAATTTCCTTATTGCTGTGATTGCCCTCAAAGTCAAGCCTAATCAGGGTTTGTTGACTCTTTGTCAGGGCAGAAAAAGGGTCTTTTCTTGCTTCAAATTGCTTCTTACTCATGGCATCTCACCACACCACCTTTCTACTGGATCCGTTTCAAGCCGAGGGCCGCATGTCCCTTCATACTGTATCGATGTCCTTCGCTATTTTTCCAGGGAAACGTAACCCATGTGGAGCCTTTCTGGCCACGCCAGTACAGTCGTTTACCTGTAACGCCGTCGACACAGGTAAAGATCATCTCTTCCATGACGCTTGCCACCTTTCCGTTTCTTCTCAAACTCACGCTCGGCATGTGCCAGCATATACAACTCAGCCTTGCTGGACACCATACCCCAATTTTTCGTATAGAACATTTTCTACTTCCTAAAAAACGCTGTTTTTTGTGTTTTCAATGATTTTCAAGCGGCCCACTTTCTAAAAATCGCCATTTTTGCAAAATAAAAAGTCGGTTTTCCACGCCGACTTTCGAAATTCTACGACTTACCATCAGACCACTTGATGGTTCGTGAGCGAGTTGTGTTATGAAATGTTTGCTTTAAGATACGGACAAGACGGCCCGTTGACCGTTGTTCTTGTAAATTTCACTCACTATGCTGAGAGCCGGAGTCGAACCGGACTTCATGCGTGATAGGAATCGAGAAACAACTATCACGCCCCACCGTGGGACGTCAGCTCGCAGATCTCCACCTGTGTATGGGTCTGCAACGCGAGCCTGAGGAGTCGAACCTCAGCAAAGAACTGTAACATCATCAAAACGCACACTGTTTGGAATCACTGATTTCACAATCTAAAGGAGTGTTCTTTGAACCGTTGCTCGCATTAAGCAGGGACAATCCCTGCTAGGAATTCGCATTGCGACTGCTAAACCGAAAACAGGTCACGGGCTTTTTCGTACCGAAGTACCGGTTGTTTACCAAGTAATTTCGTTGGAGGATTAATCTCTTGGTGTCGGTCTTCCCTAACGTTGCCGACGATACCATAATAAGTCTGTTTTTCAGGTAAAAACGGCAGATAATCGGCAGATTTCCGGCAAGTTTCCGGCAGAAAACCGGCAAGAAACCGGCAGACTTTTTATTGGGGCACCCGGACCGAATCATCTGGACACATCAACGCTCCCTCCCAGAGCGCCTGTGACTGTCGATCGCGGAACGTCCGATCGCTCATATAATCCCCATACTTGTCATTCAAGTACAGCATGGTCTTTGTCGGCCCCCAGCGCTTGATAAAGCGGTGTAGTAGCAAGTCGCCAAGCACTTCTTCCTCTTCGCTGATACTAGCCAGCGTATGACACACACCCTCACGCTCACGACAAGGCCGCATAGCGTCAGCATAGGCCGCTGCACCTGCGTCCGGGTCATGTGGTGTCCCATCGTTAGGCTGGCCGTCCATACTTGGCGAGCCGACCACTGGCCGTTTACTCAACGCCTTTAAGCGATATGGTTTCCATTCCAAAAGATATTGTTTAAAGGCCTCTTCTGTGGCCCTGCGGTTTAATTTTCCAAATGCCCGTTCCATGATTAACCCCCAACAAAACAGTGATTTATGCTACAATTAGATTTGTTAAACATTCGTAGCACTCTGCCGTTGGTGGGGTGCTTTTTTATAGATTGTGATTCCACCTGGTTAGTGGCGATTCGCCTTGTCGCTCAACTTCAATAACTTCAGTAACCCAACTGAGATTTTCTAGGTTTCTCTTTCGTTCCTTGAGATTGCGTAGCTCCAAGACCATCATGGCAATAATGCTAATGCTCAGTAATGCTACGCAAACAGCTTGAATAACCGGCCAACGCTTGATTTGTGCTATTGCTTGAGTTGCTATGACTACCCCGTTGAAAATCCAATCAACCTTAAGCACTCTCTTGCCTTTGGTCCTTAACTTCTGATCTTTGGCCAGGAGTGACGATTGCATATCCATGAATTGCAACTGCCTGTCGTTAAGGGAACACCAGAAATACAACTCACTCAAGGGCTTTACTTTGATGGTTTCCTCTCTCATATCCTCGCTCATCGTTACCCCTCATTCGCTCGAATCACTGCATACAACGCCACCAGCGCTACTACTAACGTCCAGTACACTCCCCAGATAGGCCAGCATAGCAAGAGCACCAGCCAGATCAGCACTACTGCGATAAGCAGTAAAAAATCACTTACGGTCATCGAAACCACCTCCGCGATCCTCGATATTTTGTTCCTTGATACGGTGGTAAGCCAAATGCGCTTTGAGCCATTTTCATGATCTCAACGAAATGTTTTCTGGAGCTCAACACCTTGTCAATTAATTTACGGCGTTTCCCTACCTGAACCACGTCCTGGTGTTTCTTTCTCTGCCTACTCATCAGTCTCAACTCCTAACTCACGTTGGCAAAATGGGCACACTTTTAATCCTTTCTTGTATCCGTAATGACCATCAACCATTGTCTCCATAACACCCTCGTTGTCGATACGAAAGAACACTTGGCAATGCTGCCAGCCAGATGAACCATCGAACCAACCGTTATGACAATACTTACAGTTTTTTTGTTTTTCAGTTAATGCCATTCAATGATCCTACTAATCGCAAATCATATCCATTGCGAGCATAAATGAGATGAGATACAGCTGTGATTGAACATTTTGATGAAAATGCGGAATCAGAGGCGCACAATCAATAAACATAAGGAAAA